TAAAAGTTTTAAAAACTTTTTGTATTTACCCCCGTGCAGAAATTGACTTTTTTTATAATTTTTTTTGTTTGGGTTTACTGAAGCGAAGCAAAAAGACCAACCTCACTGCGGCAGCTACGTCAAGCAAAAGGGCCGCAAACCCTTTAGAATCAAGGAAAACTATTGTATGTGGAATTTATATTATTTTTATTTAATTAAAAAGGGTAATCCACATCCAGTATTTGAACACCCATTCCTCCAGTCTTTCCTCTATTATTCTCCCTTATATTGTTGTTATGTATGTATTGTAGTTTATGTTGTAGGTATAAGGGGTAGACGACGATGGGAGGGGGTTGGTGCAGTAGGTATATGGACGTAAAACTATACTATATGTTGTGGTTTTAGTGTTCGGCACTACAATATGTAACAAACAAAAGAATTTTGTAATTACAAATGAACAATATTATATATCACAGCCCCGACTATCAATCTTCATACTCATACCCAAAGTCCCCATCATTATATAATCCTACATTATAGGCTACGGGTAATCTGCTTATCTGGAACATGAAGTTCTCTTTGATTACGGTGTGGTTCTTGGCTAATGCTTTGGTAGCTTTGATCGCTGATCGAAGGGAGCAGTCGTGTTCGAACATGTGTGGGAGGGCATATTTATAGAGTAAGAATTTATAAAAATAAAAAATACTACTAAAATTGATGCGCCCATTAAACACATCATCATATGATCTAGCCCCAAATATATTATGAGCCAAGTTCTTATCTTGCTCCACCTCCTCTGGCCTACCAATCATTCCGACTGATAGACCAGTTCCCCATTGTGATACTACATACTTCATGCTAACTCCTTCAACATCTTTGTTCCCTTGCTTGTGATCTTACGTTTACCATCGATCTCCATGAACCCGCTACGAAGGAGGTTGTTCTCTGCATCAAGCTGGATGGCAGAGCGGGACATCCCGGTAACAGCCGATAGCATCTGGAGAGAGCTAGGGCCGTTGGATTTGAGAACGTCAAGGATCTGGACTTCAAGGTTGGTTAGGCCATGTGGTTTGATCCCCAAGATTTGTTTCATTTTGAGCCAAGCTTTTGCGTCCACCTTTGGACTATTATTGATCTCGCAGAATGCTTTGATTTCCAAAGCTCTTTTGATTGCGCTACGGGCATTGCCACGAACGGTTTCAGCGATCTGCTCAAGAACATCCCCGTCGAACTGAACCCAATCAATCTTCTTCTGAATGATATGAGAAAGCTCCTTGGCTACATAAGGCTTGAAATCTACAATAGTCATGCGATCCTTGAGTGGATCGAAGATCTTGTGGAGTTCAGTAGTAGCAAACAAGAAATTCTGCTTTACGAAGTCGAATGTAGCGAAGCCGTCTCCAATAGAAACCTGCTTACTCTTAGCTCCCTCGCTATTGAATACCGTCAAGAACACTTCAACCAAATCTTTAGGTAAGGCATGGCACTCATCAAAAAGAACAGTGATCTCCTCTCCAGCGATAGCTGGCATGAAGACCTGTTCAAAAAACTGTTGAGCATTGCGGATTGTCCCGCAGTTAATCTCAAGAAGTTTTCTTTCGATTCCGCTAGCAAATTCCTTTGCGAACTCAGTCTTACCCAAACCTTTAGCTCCGTTGAGCATGATGGGTGGAATGATAGAGCCAGCCTTGTGAGCTTTGGCGTAGAAGCCAAGGCGACCCTTGACTTCACTCTGACCTACAAGTTTTTCAAACATGACTTAGTGGATTTGGAATTGAATGGTTTCTACAGCTTCAGGCTCATCAGTGATCGAGGAAACAACCATAGATGGAGCAGATGACTCTTGGATCTCGATACCAACCGAATCAAGCCACTTTTTACTGACTGATACGTTGGCATTGGGGCCAAGATTGTTGATAAGATCAGCGAGTTTAATGCTGACGAAACTGGTCGAACCCTTGGGGCGACCACGACCTCTTTTTGGTGTATTACTCATAACGGAGGTAGATTAACCTTGGAGTTTGGGTAGGTCAACATTTTTTTGATTAAAATATGAATTATTTTCCAGACCAGAGTTTTAGGCAAGGATCTACAAACAAATAACCCGCCCCCTCAAAACAATAAACGGGGACGGGCTACATGCCAACAAATGAATATTTAATATTTTTTATTCCCCAGACTCAAACGAATGAATTTTTCTTCCCTCCATAAGCATTGCCTTTGCTAAAATTGCATAATTAACAATATCATCGCAAGCATCTTCGACACTCTCATTTGATACCTTCAACTCCTTGTCATTTGTAAAAGACCTAATCCTTTGAATCTTATCGATTACTCTAAGCAGTAAGCCTTGCACTGGATCAATACCTAGAACGGATGCAGCGTTAAAATTAGCGAAAGGATCTTTCGAAGTCTTCCCTCCAGTATAATCGTTATTTTTTTGTCTCATAATATCCCTGCAAGTTTCGCAGGTATCTTTATGAAGTTTTAATAGCTCTTCAGTTGTCATAATTATTTTCTTTTGATTTGATTCGCTCTATGTGCCTATCCCACATTCCTTCAGATGAATTTTCTTTTTCGTATTCTTTGATTAGTTCTTCAGCTTCCCTTACTCTTCTTTTAGCTAAATCAATTCTAGCAGTGGTATATATTTCAAATGGGAACTTGAACCAGCAGACTAACCCAACAATCAATCCTAGTGGAACACCAATAACAATAGACCCCAAAAGAATAATTAGTTCTTCTATTTTACGTTTCATTAATATTACTTTTTAATTCGCTTATAGGCATGTTATACATGTTTGCGTGAACTCTAAAACCATTTGATATATCTATCTGCCCCTTACGCATATACTTAGCCTTCTTAAAGTATTCGTCTTGAGCCATGTAACCACACAACCAAATTGATTTAATTTTGTGATAAGTCGCGTTCCTGCCTTTCCCCTCTTTCCTGTCAAAGGTGATCGAAATAAAAGCGTAAACATCTGTTTTTTGATGCTTACTGGTTGCAGCGATAGAGACTTCGTAATGACCTTCAACGTCTCTCGTCCTCCTCTTGGTTTTAACCTCAATCTTTTTTCCACTCTTTAATAAATCGTAATTATACTTTTCATTACCCTCATCGCAAGAAATATTATCTGCTTTTAGGTGTCTAGCTAGAGCTATTTCGCCAAGGTAACCAGCTAAATTTCCACCTCCAGATGTGATTGAATTCCTGATGGAACCTAAAGCTTTAGATTTTTTTATTGCTTCCCTCGACATCCAAGGGAAATATTTTAGTTTTTTAGGAATCACAGAGATTAATTTATTATTTTAGTAAGAGTCTAAAAATTTTGTTTCGATTAAAAATAACATCCCATATTTGGAAATATCACAGTCGATCTGGGTCTTCTTCAATAGTTTCCAGCAATTTCTCGACCTTTTTCCTGCTATCTTCTTCGTATACAGCTAATTCAGCAAACTTGTGGTTTGTTCCGAACACCTCTTTCATTTTCTTTGACATTTTGGGGTCTACGTCAAACGCTTCTTGAGAGGCTGGTTTACGTCCAAATAAACCGAACAGTAACTTGATTAGTTTTTTCATGTTAAAGTTCCTTTATGCGATCAATAACCATTTGGTAGGTAGCAGCAGAAGTATCATTCTTTCTGTTGGGGGCAATCATCTCATGCGTCAGAATATTGTCAATGCCAAAATCAAATTTATCCATAAGGTATTTGCATTTCTTGGCAGCAGAATCAATTTCAGCAGCACTTGGTGTGCGTTTGTTGGTATCTCCATAGAAAGAAATGCCGATACTATGACCATTTAGACCGCTTACACCTTTCCAAGAAGATCTCCCAGCATGCCAAGCTCTTTTTTTGTCATACACAAATTGCGTACGAGATCCATCAGGCGCAATAAGATAGTGATAACTAACCTTTGATGCAGAATTTAAGATCCATGAACGAGTCCCATCATGACTTCCACTGCTATGATGCAGAATCACATACTTAGGTTTGATGGGTCCAGACTGGTTTGGTGAAGCTTTATACACTTCGGGGTAATCATCTTTAAGTTCTTGGGCTGGAGGCTCTGGCTTTTCTGGTTCACCTTTATCATCATGAACTAGATTCTCCCAAATCATCTTCCATGTAGCAGGGCCATCAATCCCGTCAGCTTTAAGACCAAGTTTACCTTGGACCTCTTTAATTATGTTGCTTTTACCTTTAAATTTCATCGCATCTATATTTATATTACTGTGTTTTATTAATTATTTCAAGCCTATTTTAGTTACTTTGGCTTTATCTGCCTCAAAAATTATTTTGAGAAGAAAACTCCAGCAGATGTTTGAATTTGCCTCGCAATAATCCCAGACCTCCTCAATAATTCTCCGACCTCCGCATCTTCATAAATACAATAATCATCTCTAAACCCATAATCTACTAAAAGTGAGGCAGATTTTTTAGATAAGAAATATAATGGGCCATTACAATAAATTACTTCTGGAACTTTAAATGGTAAATTGTTTAATTTTGGATCATCACATTTATTGAAGTGCCAATCAGACATGTAACCACCATTCCTCAAATAACCAGAATAATCATGGACAGATGCCTCATTAACGATTTTATCAAAACCCTCCAAGAAGCGAACGTCATCGTCTGTTTTTATCAATAAGTCAAACTGTTTATTCTCAACCGCCCACTTAACAGCCATTAAAGTTTTTATAGTTAGGCTTTCATAATTGTCTGGGCAGGGTAAATAGACTACTTTATCCTTAACTAGAGGAGAAGATAATGTAGGATCACCCATAAAATACATATAGTCTCCGAGTTTAGAGGTGTCCTGCGATAACATTTTGTGCCTGTATTTCTCACAGGCTAAAACTATTGCAAATGTTTTATTCATGCTTAATTTATCTTCCACAATCTTAGGGAAGTTAAAATCATTTTTATTTTTTTTAAAAAAAAACCTTCTGAACTGGTCTCCGCACTCGTTTCCGCGCTGGTTTCTGCACTCGTTTCCGCGCTGGTTTCTGCACTCGTTTCCGCGCTGGTTTCTGCGCTGGTTTCTGCGCTGGTTTCGGAACTTTTCTTAAACCAGCGAGGTCTTAACTTACGAAGTGCAGCAGCGAATTGAGAAAAAAGTTTTTTTGCATCGAAGACTCTGTATTTTGAAAAATCCGCTTCAGTAATTGTATAATTTGTAGATACACTTGCCCGTGTATCAGCGGTCACAATCATGGAGTTAATATCTGAAATATAATCTGCTATTGGAGTCCCAGATCCTGCACCACCAAATGTCCAAACAGTTACAAGTACAGGTTTACCTTTGAAAACCAAAAATGCAGGATTCCCGCTATCACCACTGATTTTATTCTCATGGAAAATAAGTCTTTTGGGATCTGTGGGTGTCTGCATCCTACCTCCAGCTCGCCAGTCTATGATGAGAGCCTTCTCTTCTTGGTCGAGACCAAGGCAAGGTATCCTGCTGAAGGTATCTAAATAGTCATCGAAATTGCTAGGCATTACAGAGCAAGGCTTTATCGTAGAGGGAAGGTCACTGTCTAAAGTATAGATTGTTAAGTCTGGACTGTAGTTTCTACATTCGGGATGTCTAGCTTTCCCTATCACAGTGCGGTCATGGACTATACCGTTTTTCTCTACAAACCTAACGACTGTCCCCACAGAATACTCGTAGTGTGCTGCACCTATAATATGCCTTGGGGTTACTAGCGTTCCCGCTTTCTTATGACCTCCACTACTATTCCAAGGAGACATGCATGTGATGTCTAAGTCTCTACACCATAAGTCAGGGTTCCTAACATAAGATGGGTTCGCATGATCTTGAGACGCAAACACCTTGCCGTTAGCCTCCATAGCCATAGACTCATCTAGAAGGTCATCAATTTGTTTGGAGCAGTGAAGAGAGACAGGTTTCATAATTGATTATATCCTCTTATGTGAATTTATCTAACAAGAAAAGAATGATTTTTATAATCTTCCCAATCTTCATTTACAATAGCGTATGCATCACTACCATCTTCAGGTTGCACAATAACGCCCCAATCAGCAATCATCGTAATCTCTTCTTCTTTTACATCATCCATAATATATTTTATTTAAAAATGGTGCGCCCGGTGAGATTCGAACTCACGACCAAGGGTTTATGAGACCCCTGCTCTAACCACTGAGCTACAAGCGCATTTTATATTCTAAGAATTTATATCTGAACCCATATCTACACATCCCGCCCCAAACTTTGAATGGTAAACATTGATAGCGTTTGTAGTATACATAGCATCTATTGGTAATATGACATCAGAGTCAAGGTGGTCAATAATTTTTTGGGCGCTTTGCTGATTAATTAATTGAAAGTGAGTCCCTCCGTAAAGAGAATGGATGACGGGGTTTTCAGTTGCATTATACGAATATTTTTGATAAATATCTTTTAACAAATCACAAGTGTGAGCCTTTTTTAATTTAAGCGAGAGTGGATGGCAGTGTTTTATTTTATTTAATTCTTTGTTACTCGACCACGTGCTTCGGACTATATCCCAATCATCAGGAATTAAATAATTATAAAGAGCATTTTGAAGCTCAGTTAATGTTTTGTCGCCAGATAGATCGCAGTCATCTTCCAGAACTAGCACATTAGAAAATGAAGATTTGGCGATTTCTTTTAATAATAAATAATGTGATAAATAGCAACCTAAAGTGCCATAATGGTAGCCGCTTGGAATATATGATTCGCCTATGCAAACCTTAGCCTCATAGAATTTATTTCTCTTATAGAAAGAGTGATATTCTCCACCTTCTTTGATTGACTCTTCAGTTGGTCTAATCGCTTCAAATCTACTGTATGGAATGCCAATATTTGAAAGCTGATGCTCCATAAATATTTTTTTGTTTTCCCTATATTTTAAGTTTATATAATATATATGGTCAATCATTATTTCTGTAATACTCGGAATGTAGATCTTTTTGTTTATTAACTTCCAAACTCATACTCAAAATAATCGATGTCTTTTGCGAATTTTTGAGCTATAATCTCGCGAGTCTCATCATCATAGTATTCGGTGTAGTGTTTGTGTCTTGTTTTGTTGCAGTGTGGAAGTTTTTGTTTTGGGATTCCAATTTTGTCGCAGACAACGTTAAAGTCTTCTTGAAAATTTTCTAACCTACCCACAAAATCAACAACTAACTCACCTTCTTTATTTAAAAGGTAGTCGCATAAAGATAAATTATGATACTCATAAGCGGTATTATTTAAATAATTTTCGAGATTTAAAACGAAATCCTTAAAAGATAATTTTTTCAAATCTTTTGAATTTGATAGTATATAGTTATACTCACTAACTATTCTAGAAAAAGGATTGCGAATAAAAGCAAATTTAAAATAATTTGAACATTTTGGATACTGATCTAAAATTTCATTTAACAAAAAGTGCTGACGATTCTTACCAAGATAAAAGTAATCTTTAGAATGCTTGTTTCGCCAAGATCCAAAAACAGACTCAATACTGGTTCCGCCGCATTTAGGTATATGGAGGAAGATGAACTTTCTATGATGACTTATCATTTTTTGTTAGTATTTTTTAAAGTTGGCAACCCGTAGGGGGATCGAACCCCTATTGCCAGAATGAAAATCTGGAGTCCTAACCATTAGACGAACGGGTCTTAAGTGGTAGCTCTGGAGGGGATCGAACCCTCACGATCTAGGATCAACGGATT